CCACTAGTGTACCATCTACCATACCTCCAAGTCCTGGTATAGTTAGAGTGTTGGCTGAGGCTCTGCTGAACAGTTCGCTCTGATCTAGGTATGACGATGATTGGTACACAACACCTGAGGCCAGCTTAGCAGCCGTTACGTTAGCATCCAGTATCTTAACAGTAGTAACCGCATCGGAAGCTAATTTAGCAGCACTAATAGCACCATCAGCTACAGTCCCTTGGTCAACAACTTGGAACGTAGTGATCTCCACCTCAAGGACTCCAATAGGGATAGCCGAGGTGAATGTGACAGTAGTGCTTGAGACACTGAAGGTGCTTCTGTGCTGCTGTACGCCATCAAAAGAAACCATGAGAGAGTTCTCGCTGGCTACCGAATTGCTTATAGTAAGTGCAGTAGTAGTACCAGCGGTATAATCCGTAACGGTTACGTATGTGTCGATAGCCACGTTAGATAGAGGAGTACCACCGATCTCGGAGACAATCTTCCAGCCAACAGTAGCATCGGTGTACACCAGTATCATACCAGCGCCATCAACGTCTATAATAAGGTCAGCCGCAGCACTCTCGATGTTAACACTATTTCTGCCCAGAGTTATCGTATTAGTCGTAGCCTTGTTGTAGAAGTCACTGATACCAACAGTATCACCTTCTGATGGTGTAGCTGGCAGAGTCACAGTGACATTGCCACTAGAGGCGTTCTAAGTATCCAGCACCGCTTACAGCCGTCACACCTATTGCTGTTACTTCCCAAGATACTCCGCCACCTCCTATTGATCCCCACTCAACGCCGTCGTGCCCCTCGAATGTCGAGTCATCAGTATTGAAGCGCATATACCCTGATAGGGGCGAACCATCCCGCTCCAAGGCTGTCCCCTTTGGCATGACCGCCGATCCGGTGGCGCTCGTCTTGGCGACAAGCCCTGTCAAGACTAGATCGTCCAGCTTCTGCGCTACTTCCTGAACAGTATCATCAGTAGTCGTGAGGACGCCATTGAACCCCGAGGCATCTAGCGTCAAAGCCCCGGCGGCTGTTTGGTCTCCGGTATTAGTTCCAGAAGTATTGCCAATAACCACAGCCTGGGCGTCAGTAACATAGTTGTCATCTGCCCCAAGAACAGCGGCTACCGTGACCCCGATGTCCGCGTCTTTCAGGATTGTTGCATCAGCTACTTCATTTCGTGAGTCTCTCGTTGCCGGCACTGGATGGGATGTCACATGGGACTGAGCTGCTACCGTGACCCCGATGTCCGCGTCTTTCAGGATTGTTGCATCAGCTACTTCATTTCGTGAGTCTCTCGTTGCCGGCACTGGATGGGATGTCACATGGGACTGAGCTGCTACCGTGACCCCGATGTCCGCGTCAACGACTATTGTCGCGTCATAAGCCTGTACGTTAACCCCGATGTCAGCGTCTACTAAAACATCAGCATGAGACGTTTCAGATTGTAGTGCTGTCCCTATGAGTATCGCCTCAGCGTCAGTAACATAGTTCTTGTCTGTGACTTCTGTGACATTCGCATTCGTTATGGTAGGGGTTGCAGTAAACTCTACTGCGGTTGCTCCGGCGTTAACCGCAAGAACCTTGTTCCCTGCTGCAGTGAAGGCGCTAGGGGTGTCGGTCAGACCTAATATAGTCGAGACCCCAAGGTCTCTTATATACTGCAGCTCAACCTGTTTGCTCGTCCCTGCGGCGCTTGAGGTGATATCTGATACGTCAACAACGTGTATAACGTCATCAACTGCTGGGGTAGTTAACGCAGCTTTGTCTGTTATTTTAGCCACTCTATTCCTCTTTAATTAAAGTATAAATACGCCCCATCCTGGGACTGCACGTTGCCTCCGTCCATGAAGGAGTAGTCCCGTCCAGGGTATGATATCCCTCTTATCTCAACGAGCGCCTCATCGTGATTGGCAATTAGAGCGGAAATCCTATCTAGCTCCTCCAATAAATACCGGGTCTGCTCTGGGGTAAAAATCCCTTCAGACAGTATCCCTCTTGTATATCTACCTCCGCTATCACTAACTCTTACCGTTTTCACCAGAGGCCTCCATCTTCCCACTCAATGTCAAAAGAGTCTAATTGCCACGTATATGCCGAATTATCGTTCTCTATTTTTATGGCCATATATCTCCGGTCAACCAGCATATCAGCCCTCAAGGTCGTCCCGATAGTGTATTCAAATACTGTGTCGTAGACCGGGGTAGCGTAGGCATCGTCATCTGTCCCACCAATATGGATCTTTATAGTCGCTCCGTTAGTCCCTGATATGCGGGGCCGTATGCCTTTTATGAGCGTCCTACGCTCTGCTGCTCCGAAGGTGAGTCCGGTCCTCTCAAGATACGAGTTAGTTGGTGAACCGTCGCCCCCTGCGTCCGCCAGGTGGAGTTCATCACTTGCTGCAGCCATCATGACTCTAGTCTTGCCTGGGACATTGGCCGCTTCATTCCATTTAGTGGTATCAGTGTCCCACGCCTCACTGTCATCGCTCCAAGGGTCAGTTATGGCCTCGTCTATGGCTCCGTAAGCCCCGTGGTAAATGCCTGGCAGATCTTTAAGGGCTATCGTTTTATCTCGGTAGTTCCAGACTACGGCCTTATCGCAAGAGGTATTTCCTACCGAAGGGTAGCAGACCCATATCTCATTAAAGAAAGGATTTTTCAGTACGAAAGCTACATTCCTGGCGTCAGAGTCTATACCGCTGAAAATGTCTCTCCTTACCTGTTTATCGAGGATTGGTAAAGCTGTGTTGCCGTCGTGAACCAGCATATCCGAGTCAGTGAGTACGAAATGGTACCCATCAAATTCGACTACGCAGTTGCGGTTCATTATGCCTGAGGTGCCCAGCATCTTTTTGAAAGAGAATACGAAGGCCCCTCCGATGTACGTCATTACCCAGATTGACCCTTCCCGGTAAATTATGAAAGAGTCCCGCAAGGTCAGCCCGTCTATGATGTGCCCGGCTCCTTCAGCGAGATCAGTCTGCCCAGCATCCACCGTTTCGTCTGTCTCGTCCCACGAGGTAGGCACTGCGCCCGGAACCGCTGGGTGAGACCACTTAACCATATACGGGTAGTTCGTCCCACTTATCGTGACATCCATAGCGACGAGGAACTGCTTATAGACCCTCATTGCTTTACAGGTAGTCGCTGCGGGCCAATTGGAGAGGTCTGCAAAGTTGGTGAGTACATCGGTGTCCCACTGCTGCGGGTCATCGGTACCATTGTTTAAGATCGGAATACCGCCTAAAACGCCGCCCGTCCATGAGTTAGGCGTTCCAGTATACGCTGCGCCCGAGAGGTCTGTGTGCGTGATTGTAGGGTTCTTGGCCACAACAGAGATAGTTGCCTCCCCTGCATAGATCCAGTGAACATAGCCCCCGATTGTCAGAGGCATAAGAAAGTAGGGAGTGGTTGAGGGGGAGTCATACACGGTATTGTAGCCGTAGAACTGCGTAGCATAGCCGTCTAAGAACCTCATATTGCTGGCATCAGACCAGGTGAAGTCCGGTACATCTCCTTCCGGGAGCTTCACAGGAGAGATGTCCTTGTTAACCCCTCTCGCCCCCGCTGCGACTACTCTTGTCATTGGCATACATCACACCCAGTGTACGTCTGCTGTTACGTCTAAGTCCTTCAGCTCCTGTAGAGTCCTGATAGAGTCCTCTATATAAAGCTCAAGCTCATCGTTCTTTGTGTCGAGCAGATCAAGCACGTCATCAAGCACGTCTCTTGCATCAAGGTAATCGATGTCTTTCTGTGGTGCTGCGCCTTTTGACTCTTTGCGTAGCGCTTTGAGTTGTTTGGAGTTGGCTCTACCCAGCGCTATTGTGTCACTTGTGCCGTTAGCCAAACCTACTCGCCTGGTGTACTCTGCTGCCCGTTCGCCATTACGTAAGCTGTCAGCTAACTCAATTGACTCAATCTGAGTTAATCCGTGATAGCGGTCAGCTAACTTCGCGTCTATCTCTGCCTTTGTCAGGTCCCACAGGTCAAGTGTCGGCTGGTACGGTGTAAGGTCGGTAAACTCCGTATTGAACCCGTCAGCCCACTCCTCATGCCCTTTATTGCCTGACCACTGTACTGCATGGAGGTTAGCCGGCAACGAACTGAGATCTATTTTGAGGAAAAGGCCCCCAACACCGACAACACCATCTGGTTTAATTATCGTGAATTTCATTATGCCCTCTGTATTGGTTGACCTACCTCTTTGCCCATCTGGTGCGTTATGATAGCCTGTCGCTCTGGTGGAAATATAACTTCAGCATTAAGGCTAATATAGTGGAGTGAGTCATCTTCGCAATGAAACACCCACCAGTATTTTTCTTTAGCCTCGGTTGCTTTAACCTTCTTGACTTTTCTCCAGAAGGTTTGGCCAGGCTGTCTATACTTAACTGTATATACCTCTATCATTACACTGCCTTCATTATGTAATGGCAGGGCAAAAATTTCGGCCTATTCTCTGCCTCAGACGCTGCTCCGGTAGCGGCGGTCCCAGAGGCTCCGGTAGCTCCTGTTCCTGCTGCCGTACTCGTAGTATTTGGTGGATTAACTGAGTGAAGATGAGGACTACCACTGCCTGTTGAGCTTGTCGCCTGAAGGTTCCGAGGATAGTCAGTAACCCCCCCGGAAGCTCTGGATGAAGTGGCCCCCGAGTGCGCATAAGAAGTGTGTGTATGCGCAGCCAACATAGCGATAGACAGGGTTGCCCCTACACTATTAAAAGCTGCTATATTCACACTATGAGTATGGCTAGGTCCGGTATGCGTATGGCTCGGTCCGGTGTGGGCGTGCGCCATAGCGTTATCACCACCGATAGCCCCAACAGCCGTGTCACCCATAAGGAACCGATCATCGGTTAAGTTTGGCAAATACCTGGCCGCCCCGTTAAAGATAGAGCTGTCTGCACTATTGAGTGCCGCGCCATTACAGACATAAAACCCGCTGGAGTTGAGCAGAGTGTTAATCGCTGAAGCAGAGTTCCCGATCACACTGGTAAAACTGGCATTCGCTGTATTAGAGAAATACCCGCCTATAAACGCCATCACAGCGCCGGTAGGGACGGTTGTCAGCGCGGCAAGCGCCGCATCGACCTCTGTCTCAGTATATACATCAGCCCAGGATACTGAAGTGCCGTCGTTGGTTATGAATTTTCCTGAAGTGCCAGAAGCCACCGGCGGGTATATCGCTGCAACAGTAGTCGCATCGACATAAGCTGTAGTAGCTATTTGAGTACTGTCGTTGCCAAGAGTCGCCGTGGGCGCTGTAGGGACTCCGGTAAGCGGAGTACTCACCCCACTAAGTTGGCCGTGGGTAAGAGTCGCCGCCCCAGTTACATTGGGGAAAGACGCTTTTATCGTAGCCTTTAGCAGCCTGATATGATCATCACCTTGAGATTTAAGATCCCCAGAGGTGGGATTGGTCGCTACCAGATCGTCTATATATGTTCCTGTTTCAAGTCCCATCTCTATCGCTCCATTAAGGCGTATCAGCCATTGGGTTGCTTATAACTTTTGATGAATCAGACCATCGAGCTTCAAAATCCGCATCGGTTATCCGCTGTATTTCCCCTTCATACAGCCCTTTCCAAATCCCTATCCGCTTATCTGACACAATGTAGGGTGTCGCCTCCAGCATCGTTGCATAGAGGTAGGCGTTGGGGAAAGCTGTCAAAACGACATCAGTGTCGCCAGAAGCAGAGAGTGCGGTTAGTTTTTTCCGGTAAATGCAGTTCAGAGTCAAATCTTCTTCCGGGACGGGGGCGAGTTCCGCTGTAGTTGTGTTTATGATAGCGTAGTACTTAGGCACCCCTTCTGCCCCGTTTCTGTTCTCAATAACCGACGCATTCTTCTCAAGAGTCTGCTGGATAAGAGACCGATAACTGCTGTTATAGGGTACCCTGATCCTTACGAAATGCAGAAACCCTGTCGGTAAGGTGATATTCGCTGTTGAGTCATAAGCCTGAATAGTAGTAGTCGTATCGAGGATAACGTGTTTAATGTCGTGGTTCAATCTGGCTTGAGCCAATAAAATGAAACTAGGGATAAGGGTCTCAAGATCCGACCTATGCAGATACCCAGTTAGCAGTGATTTCAACTCGCCATAAGTCATGATTAAAGTCTCCCGTGAGCAGTTCGCAGTTTGCGGTAGTCAGGATCATTCAGTATCTTGTGTAGATCTTTAGTAGAACAGGTAAGGAGGTTTATCCCCTTTTCTTTCAGCAGCTTATCCACAAGTATACTGGGGATAGATGCAACTTTAGTGCCAAGTCCTTCGCCCTCACTGAGCTTAGACGCCTTGGAGCTTTTTGAGTTGAGTATCGCCTGGTTATGCCTGATGACAGGCTCAACATCCTGAACACCACGGACAGTCAGCCTGCCATCGCTATGCGAGAGGTACTGAGTCGTGATCCCGGAAACAGGGTTATGGTCTTCTGCTATCAGTTTCATGACAGTATCTTCTCCGAGGCTTTAAGTGCTTCGTCGGTGGCTATCCCTGCTTGAATGGCCAGGTTGAGCCTACGGAGCTTCTTATTGAGCATCTCCTCCGTCGCGGCCTTAGTCTTGTTGTCCTTGGCTCGGTTCTTGGCTCTCGCTTCGAGAATCGGTAGCCTCATCTTCTGTAGTTCAGTTAGCTTCATCATTCACTCCTGAAGAGGGTACTGAGTTTTACCTCAGTACCCCACTTGTCGGGTTGACAGGCCCTAGGTAGTGAGATCACCGATAAGGCAATGCGCCTTCTCGTTTCCGACCTCAAGAGTCCATTCCCAGATGATCTGCTTCTTGACTGCATCCCCCGCCCGAGCAACGTCAAAAGAGCGAGCCGACCGAAGTTCGGCAATCTTCAAGTACTCAGGGTTAATAAGGAATGTGGTGTTCGCCAAACATTTACGATCTGCAATGATCTCAACAGTGTGGAAATCACCAACATAAACGTCAATAGTGTTGACTAACTGCTTGTTGTCTGTGCTGGCATTTCTTGCATCAGCGCCAGTAAAGCCCGAAATAGCAACTTTAGAGGATGAAGTAGTGACACATTTAAGCGTGTCGCCACTGTCACTGTTGTCATACACGCTCTGTAGAGCAGCCTGAAAGATGGTCTCTGTAAGCGCCCGGTTAGTCCCAGCGAAATCAGAAACATCAGCGCCGTTTCCAGCAACTGCAGAGGACCCTGTGGCTGCAAACTGATTATTCGTGACAGTATATGAGTCCAAAGACCCCATTGTTCTCGCTACAGTAGTACTACCTGCTGCTTTAGCGAGAGACTGTCCGACGATGGCAAATTCTGCATCGTTTTTGATGGCCTTCATCCTGCGAGCAAGTTGGAACGCCATCTCAGATTTAATACCACCTCCTTTCAGTACTTTTTCCTGGGTGCCGGAGACCGTAGCATTTTTGGTCATGATCTGAGTATAGTTACCCAGACGAGAACGATCAGCAGTATTAGTCGCTGACATATCCCCACCCTCAAGAGCGGCGTTAGCTGCTGCTGCTTCGAGCGCATCAACCAGCCATTCGTGGTTTGTGGCGGTAGCTTTAGTCTTACCGCACATGGTTACAACAGGGGTATCAGTCGGGGAGACATCAGAAAGTAGGCTACTGAGGTCTTCTCTGTTACCGCCGGTACTTATTGGCTCGTCATAGGTACTACGAGCGTATGTTGCTATTGCCATTTTAACTTCTCCTTATATGATATCTTCAAGGGCTGAAGCAATACTACGTATGCTCCCCCCTTCATTTTTGATTCGTAACCGCTTCGCCGCCACTTTCTTTTTACTGACAGCAGACTCGGTAGTTTTTGAGTTCCCTGGCTTTACAATTCTAGGCACTTTTTTAAGGCGCTTCTTGAGAGGACTGTCAGACTTGACAGCAGACCCCTTAACAGCGTCCAACATGACCCGGATGATTCGATGATCGTTGATCTTCAACATCTCCTCATCAGTAAAACCGTACACCCGAATAGCCTCATCTTTCATCGCTGAATATTCTTTAGCCGCGACCTTTTCGTCGATCCAGGAAGGCATTACTTCATACAGCTTGTCTGTCTGCTCCTGCACGTAGTTAGCCATATGGCCCTGCGCTCGGTTGGCAGATTCCTGCTGTTGCTCCTGTATTACACGTTGTATGTTGGCTTTAATATTCGTGATAGTGGTGCCTTGATTGGCTATCTCCTGATTAACCGCAGCCCATTCATCGGGCTTCGTTGCCCGCAGTTGGTTCAACTGATCGGGGCTATATCGTGAAGTCAACTGTTGCTCCAGGTAGCTTACCAGACCAACCGCATCGGTCATCGTCTGGTTTAGCCGCGCTGTTTCAGCCGTCTTGACTCCCTGAAATTCTTTCCTTTCCACTGCGTCCGCCTGTGACTTCTTGCGGAGATGGCTCTCAAACTGATAGGAGTTGACCATATCTTTCAACGGTACGAAGGACTCCTCTTTGTCAACTTTCACCTTGAACTGGAGATCCCCTTCATCAGTGATTTTCACTCCATCCTCATCGAGGCCAAAGATGTTTACAAGCTGCTCCTCAGAGAGTTCAAGTTCGTCAGAGGTTTCTTCTTCCTCTTCCTCTTCAGGTTTCTTCTCTTCCTCAACCTCGGCCTCAGTCTCTTCTTCCTCAACCTCTGCCTTAACTTCTTCTTCTTCTTCGACAGGGGCGCGGTTTGTAGACCCATCATCGTTTAGTAAGGCTTCGAGTTGAGTCAGTACTTCCTCTTCGCTGTTTGCTTGTGGTTGCAAAGCGTCAACAGGAGAGGCTACTACTGTCTCTTCTATCCCTTCTGACATGATTTAAAACTCCTCAAGTTCAGTTTTATGTTTAACCACCGCTGCATCTTCGATGTAGCTGTGGATCTCCTCTTTGATAGTCCTCAACACCTGTAGGCCGATCATGATTCCGTCCTGTGTAGCCCTATCAGCCGGGCCGCACTCGATCTGCTCTATGAAGTTGGCCTTCACCTTATCAAAAGCGGCACTCAATACTGGGTGCTTTAAGAGGAAGTCGGCGTCCATTGCTGTAAACTCACTTTGATCAGCCATCCATTTCCCCTCTAAAATCGTTCTGAGCAGCATCAAGTTCTGGCATATTCTCTCGCGCCATTCGGGTCTGCTCTATCTCGCTGTTGATGAGTAAGTCGTAATCTTTCCTGATAAGATCATGTTCCTTCAGGATATAGTCTCGATCTTCTTTGCGGATTTTAGCCTGGAGGGAGTAGACCTTTTCTTGCATCTTCCCCTGGTCGTCTCCGTACTTCCGCTTAATGTCCGCCATGGATGACTCGTACTTGAGTTTAGCCTTCTCACGCTCTACCTGGTTAAACTCTTTTTGTACCTCGATCATCGGATCAGGCTTAGGTGGTTCTTTCGGTCCAAGTTTTTCTGGGTTGGTAAAGAAGTTCTCTGGGTTGTGTAGCCCAACGGCCTCTACAAACTTCGACCTGGCATTGTACGAGTTCTTCTCAGAGACAAGTCTTGCCCCTTCAGGAGTCATCTGGTCAGCTCGCTGCATGGCAATAACATCTTTTAGCCCCATGACCTGCGCCTGTTTATTACCAGAACCGAGTCCTACAGTGACTGTCATGTCGTCGCGTTCTCTCCACGATGATGGATTAACTGATACCCACGATCCCTGCTGCTTCATCTGGTAGGCCTTGTCCTGATGCCTGGTAAGCAGTGCATGGATCTTCAGCATAAGAGGCTTCATGCCACTCTCTGCAAAAATCCGCGCCAGTGCTTCCATTCGCTGGTTGGCTTGCTCTAAAGCCCCCATATACGCCCCATCAGTAACTCTGGAGAGTGCATCAGCATCTAAGCCCATAGTGCCCTTAGAAACGCCTATACGAACTTCCTTCATGTCTTCAAAAACCTTAAAAGCCGGAACTACCTGGCCGATAATCGGGTGCATGGGTTCTGTACGCATCTGGTTGACATCCAAGGCCCTTATAGGCAGTTTCGGGATGTCGTTCATGACGTCACCAAGGTTAACTCCCCGGCCTACTACGGTACGGGGGTTGTTGGTACGATACATGTTGTCGAGAAGCTGACGGGTGATAGTGGTATAGATCCGTTGGATGTCTTCAACCAGCTCCATCCATGATTGGCCTATGGATGAGTGTGGCAGTGGTACTGCAGTAACTCCGATGAATGGGCACATATCATGCTCTTCATTCGACAGTACGGTGTCCCCTGACGACATTACCTGCCGGTACTCAGCTACTCCATCGCCGTTATAGTCGATCCACAGGTAGGTCTCATCTACTTCAATAAGCTCTGAGGACGGGTCATTCGACTCAGTGTCGTTAAAGTCCGCGTTCTCCCCTTCTGTAAGATCCCTTCTGGCGCTACGCTCACTGGAGGCGGAGGTCTTGGCATCAAGATCGTAAACGACTTTAGTGCTAAAGCCCATCTCAACCAGCTTGCTGCGAGTTGTAGTGGTGCAGTGATTAATAAAATCCGCTTTTTCAAGAGAAACGGAAGTTATCTTGCCATCAATAGCAATTTCTTCCGGGGGTATAGGGTCAACAACGACCTTACCTTTTTTGGCTGTTCTATGAATTTTGAGGTCGTAAGAAATAAAAGTAACCGGGCCAACAGGAGTGTCCAGCGTAACTGAGTTGGTGTCATACTCGATGGGTTCTACACCATCCTCGGAAAGAAGCTGTTCAGCCTCTTTTTCGGTAAGGCCCGTATACTCTTCCGTTTTTGTGGTTTCTGTCTCTTCCCAGTAGACCTTGATGTACGCCCCTGGATTCATTAACATATCCTTGATCCATACTAAGATAGTCATAAATCCGTCATTTTGACGCAAAACACGGTTTACTGCGATGGTTTCTTGCTTGGCTTGCTCCTCATCGTTCTCATCGAGGGCATCAAATTCTGCTATGGTAGGGGTGGAGAGGAAAATACGTAGGAGTGAGGGTAGTGTCCATTCTACAGCTTCAAGACACTGCCTGGTAACGATAGAAGACTGACCAGCCTTCTCGTTCCCATATTTAGATCCCATGTAGCGTTCTAGCAGGGCTTCACGCCTTAGAGACAGCGCTCCCTCTGCATAGTTAAGTCCACTGGTCTTTCGGCCACTGATTATTGCTAACAGCTCCGAGTCTTCGATTTTCGGATTCACTCTTTTCTTGGCCATGTCAGCGTCAACTCCATTTGATAGGGTCTTTTTCTAAGAATATGCTACCCTGTGGCATTCGTCAAGTTAATTTCTTATATCGTCTACGTTGTCCTGTTGCCCTGTTATCTCTTTCCACTGCCATCCCTAGCTTCCCGTCTTCAACTGCAAAGGCCACTCGGTGTACGAGGCCGCAGTCACAACACGCCAATTTATAGACCTCTCCGAGGGGGACCTCAAACCCTTCGCCGTCCTCCCGTAGCTTATAGCTCACCACTTCTTCACCAACTCGTTAAGCTCTCGGTATCTCTGCTTCTCCTGATCCTCCGGGAACAAAGGAGTATAAGTAACGGGTTCTGTCCGGGGGGGATACGTCGTGGTGGAGTACTGATTGCTCGGGCAGGTTTTACAGCACTCACGGGGCAACGAACAGCAGCAGCTTCTCATAATTTTCTCCTTAAACTATCCAGTCAGAAAACTCATTATTTGTACTATTTTCCTGACTGAGGTCTTGCGTCAGCCAGTCATCATTAAACATTCCGGCGATCCAGTTAACTGCAAGTACCCGAAATGCATCAGAAATATGGGAACTCCAGTCATGCACTGCTTGCTCACGGAACACTTTGAGCTTCTCATCCCATACCCTGTGGTACGATTTAAGGGAGTCGATGAAGTAACCCAGGTTCTCTTCATGAAACTGACAGCGTGGTATAAGCTGCCGGGCGGCCTCGATACCATCCTCCTTAGAGCTTCTAGGCGTAACCAGTATGTCGATCCCCATGTCACGGGCCGTATTAAGCCTGGTGTTCTTCTCCGGGTCACGGTTAGCTGCATCATGAGGGCCAAAATGGGCTGAGTAGACATACGGTTTAGCGTTTACTACTTTACAGACCTCGGAGAATTTAACATCTACCTCCGAAAAACAGTCGATTATCCTCGGATCTCCCCCTTTGGTCTCCTGTGCAAACACCACAACGTTCGAGTCAAGCCCTAGATCCCAGGCAGTGAACACCGGTTTACCTGGGTCATGTGGAAAATACCCTATACGATCATCAGCTCTGGCTCGCTCCATAAGCTCACCGTAGTAAGCCCCTACCAAGGCCGCTTCAAAGTCACAATAAAACTCCTGTCTGGCCATAGACTCAGGCATACCATCCTCAATCTCTTGCAAGTACTGTGCCTGGGTGATAATGGGTCCGCCGTAGTGATCGTGTGTGTCCTCGATGGTCAGTAGCGAGTGATGCCACCTTTCAGGGTTCTGTCTGGCGGTGTTATGGAGATCGTACCCATGGTTCTTACCCCTGGCGGTATAAATGAAGATAGCCCAGCCACCGTTCTCGGTGAGTATTGGTCTGAGGTATGTCCAGGCCATCGGGTCCTGCAGGGAGTATTCGGAGAGTATAATTCCTCTAGGATTTGTGCCCATCCAGGAGTTGTAGTTGTCGGCTCCGCCTACCTGGTAGGTCGATCCGTTCTGAAACTCAATGAGCATTTCAGACTCATATTTCTTCTTAATCAGAGAGGCCGGTATCCTGTCAAGAAACTTTATACCCGTCTTGTCCACACCCCTCCAGATAGCCTTCTTCGCCTGTGTCTGCTCGGGGAGGAGATGCAGATAGTTACCAACCTGCTCCTGCGCCGCCATGACAGCCACATTTATGGAGCTGAGATCCTTACCAGCCCTTCTGTGCCAGATGAGAGCTATTCTATCTTTTCTGGGTGTTGAGAGTAGCCGTAAGTCCTTGTACATATGAGGAAACAGGGGCCGAAAGAGGTTGTCCTCCTGATACCTTCGTGGGGTGTAGTTAAACGGGAGTTCCACCTTATTCGATTTTTGTCGCCTGGATGGGGATAAAACCTGCGGTATGGGGTTAGCATGTACCATAAAGACGGTACCTCCAGTACTTGTACCTACCATGCAGCCACGCTGCAGCCTTTGATTTATGCTCTACCTTGCAGTAATCGCAGCAGGTCCATATGAACCTAATTCGATAGGTGGCATGAACTTGTGTGGGCTTAATCATCGCATAAACTCCGGTACTGCCTGTTGAGGTGGGTGATCGATAATTGGCGCGAGGTTGGCGGCCTGTTTTAGTTCGGTAGTGCTACCCCCTAGGTTGAACGTTACTTGGGGCGCCTTGGCCGCGTTAGCGTCGTTAAAAAGGCCTTCCAGGTCTGCTATCATCTGGATAGACTTTAATTTATCATGAAATTTATACCTTGGTATACCGTCTCGATCCACATAAAACTCCTTTATAGCGGCTCTGACGTAGCGGGGTAGGGTTCTGAGGTCTCTGACTTCCCGTGTGGACGTTGTTTCGACGTCGGTGTCCGGGTCTCGGGTAGTATGATCCTCCTGAACCAAAGAGGGGTCCACAAAGGCGATGGCGGCCAGCTCCTGTTTGATTCGTTCGGCGGAGGTGGTCATACTGGCTTTGTGGAGGATAGAGAAGTGATCTACCCGCTCCTGCACTGCTTCACTACGGAGGAGGTTACAGGCCAGGGCATACAGTTCCGGCTGAGAGAGCTTGTTTGACTCAGATAGCGGTATAATTGCCGCCTTTATCAACGAGCCAACGCGATCCCCTCCAGCAGCAATAAGCTGTGCAAAGTCAACCTCTCGCTGCCTGGGCGAATACTTGAAGTCCGGGACAGGCATGTAGCTCTCTGTCTGAGGGGCGAATTGTAGATTATCCATAATGTGAAGTATAACGGGGTTACGAGGGGTTGTCAAGCTATATACTCTATAAAGTACATCGAGGCTCCATATCCTGAAACATTTGAAATTTGAAACACACATAAATGTGGTGTACTTACTGAGGTATATCGAGGCCTTATATTCTGAAACATTTGAAATCTGTAGTGCAATTGTAATAGGAGGCGGCCCGTAAATGGGGGTCGTCGTTATATCAGATCTGAGGTGTCACATTGTGGTAGTGCTACATTGTGGTAGTAGATGTCTAGTACTACGCTGTGGTACTGCTACATTGTGGTAGTAGATGTCTAGTACTACGCTGTGGTACTGCTACATTGTGGTATAGACATAGAGTACCCGACATAAGATACTTGGTTGAGATGAAACAATTGTGTTGTACTTAACAAAGTACAATGTACTTAACAGAGTACAATGTACTTAACAAAGTATGGTGTACCATACAAAGTACGGGTATTATACCAGGTTTAATGGTGGCTGACCAGGGAAAGGTAGTGATAGCCGTTACTTAGCCCATTTAATGTACATCAGCACGTCTTTTCTTGGGATCAACTACATGTTTTCTCTTTAATGTGTATATATAATATTTTTTTTTCTATATACTTTTAAATGTATATTTATTCTTTTTCTCGGATACTTAAAGGAAAAACATCCGGTTGATCCCAAGAAAAGACTTCACTAAGTACATACATTTAGAAGTATTCTTTACGGAGTATGTTGTGCTTTATCAGGTATGTACATCACTAAGTAGCTACTCGCCTAACCTGGCCCGTAAAAATAAAACCGAGTGATGTACTTTATTATGTATATTGTACTTGACAATGTATTGAACCTGGTTTATTTTTCTCTCATACCTTTACGAAGTACACATCAAACCTTTACGGAGTACACCTCAAACCTCAACGGAGTATATACCCCATGATATCAAAACGCGCTCTGAAGTATCAACACACTACCTGGTTTGCTAACTTACACCAATATTTGTTCTGGTTTAATAGTCATCTTGATAACCGACACTATTATCAAATAGCTAAGCCAACAGTTTATAGCTGTTAATCATTAGTGGATTGCTGCTGGCTGTCTCACCATAGCCAGCGGCGACCTGGGAATGGACCAGATAATTTAACAACGGAGAACAAACCCATGACACTACAACACGTAACAAACTGTCAGCTACTCAACTAAAACACTATTACTATATAGGGAGACTATCAAAATGGAAACATTACTAGACAAGATTGAGGCAGTTATAGCTGGCAACGGTGTACGGTCCTTTGGTTATTCCCTACCGGACCTCTTGAACTTTAACAATGAGGAGTTAACGGTCCTCTGCAACTACGGACTGATACTTGATAAAGATTTGCATTTTATAATACTCAACAGGGAGCAAAAACAATGTTAATACCTATAATTATAGACGCCATATCGTTAGCCACCAGTAAAACCGATGATAGTATGTATGCACTGGACCATGTACAGCTAAAAGAGAAAACTCTATATGCCTCAAACGAGTACTCAATGTACTACGCGGACCTGCCAACTACTGATGAGACGGAATACCCGCATATATCTCCTGATAATGCTGCTCTCAATCCTCACCCTACCGACGCCGTAATGCTACCCGCCGCAACTATTAGAAAAGCAATAGCAAACAGACCAAAACCACGTGAGTGTAACAACCTAGCTATTCTATCTGATAATATTCAACTGGCTGTTACCAAAGACAAGATACACCTATCCACTACGGATCTAAACAATACAGATACTGTTACCACGAACAACAAAGACTTAGAATACCCGGACGTTCAGACGTTCATTAGTAATCTGCCAGATATAAACAGCCAAGACGTAAGAAACGTACACTTGTCAATTAGTGAACTCGAACTTCTCTGTAAAATATCGAAGAAGGCAGGAGAGGACCGAGTAACCTTAACCGTAGCCGGTCCGCATAATCTGGTCCGCATAACACCGGAAAACAAATCCTTTACTGGCATAATCATGCCGAACTACACAGGTAATTAACTGTTTGCTACCTGCATAACCAGGAGCAGCACTAACTTGTTGACCCTGGTTGCCTGGGAAGTAACCAGTAATTCAAAACAGAGGATACATTATGAAGAGTCGAGACATAAAAGAAATAGATATTATAGCAAAGGAAGGGTTTGACCGGGTAAATGGTAACAGTTATTTCTCTGCACGTGTTCATGTAGTTTTCAGAAACAAAAAAGCTGTTACTGTTTATGTCCCGTTCCAATATGGATAGGGAACACACTATATAGATGTGGCACTTGAGGCAGTAAAGAAAGAACTGAACTGTTTTAATGCAGTGAGCCACTCCGCAACTTGGCAAATATGTAACAAGTATAATATCAAACTCCGTAATACCATGATTGACAACCAACTCAAGAAAAACGTTATCCTATGGGGAACAATATGAACAAAAGACAATTAACAGCAATACTCAAACCAGTTAAAGGTATGTCCGTAATTAACATGACCAATCCAAACAGCCACAACAAAATTTCAAACCAGTTTATAATTCACACAGCTACAGGCAGCATATTTCAATCATACACAACAATTATTGCTGTCAAAACCTTTGGCCAACCTACCATCCTGGACGAGCAAGCATGGGACTACTCGCGAACAACAGGGAAATACCGTAATCAATTCCTTAATGAGCGCATTGCGGACACTCGCAGAAAAATTGAGAATGGAACATATATACTGACCGACTTAAACCAGTAGTCTTTAGTCTTGCTTTACGCTTAGGCCATATCACTTGCAAGATATGGTCTGACTATGAAGTAAAACCATAACAGAGGAGAACGGCTATGAGTTCACAGAGGATGGTGTATTGATATGATCACTGGAATACTACGCGCCATAATAATAATAGGCTTTTACATCATCATAGGTAACATATGACTATTGACCAGATTATCAGTAAGCACAGAACAACCATCAGCAATCTACCGGCTCCAGCTATCATTGCATTATACGAGGGCAGAACTACACCCACTATGATGCACTTGATCACAACCACGCCTACAGCCCCTCTTCAAGCTCTTCGACAGGACCTGGCAACCATCACCCCTACAGAGGTAACACTATGATAATCAAATGCGAGCATTGCGGTCAGGACCTGACCTTCACAGAACTGGTACCACAGAGTGGCTCTTGACTTATACCACGTCTTCAGGCTATAAAGAGAAATAGCTCGCAAAATATCCTCTTCAGGATACCCGCGGGCTATTCTCACCCCTACAGACAGCTAACCTTCAACCAAAGGTCAACGCCTATGGGCATTCTAACCCAATTATATACTCATTGTCAAGGCTCCTTCATCCCCTTGCACCCTGACAGCAAGAAGCCTATTGATACTGCTTGGACTTCCCTGGAGCTTAACGGACAGACGGCAGCGAGCGCACTGGCTTTCCTCTCTGTTGGCTATAATGCTGGATATAGGATACCAGAACATACTCTCATTATAGATGTAGATCCCAGGAACGGTGGCAATGAATCGTTTCTCAAGTTACCAGATGACGTTCAAGCTCTTCCCATAACCACTATCACCCCCAGTGGAGGCTATCATGTTTACACCCAAATACCGAAGAGCCACCACGATGTTCCACTACGCTCCTCACTCAAGGACGTTTTCCCTGGTATTGACTTTCTCCGCCAGGGCAAGCAGGTACTACTTCCAGGATCTTCCCTTCCCGGTGATTTCTATTACGCTGAGCAGTCACTCCCGGTACCTGCCGAACTCAGGTTGCCTGACAGACTATACTACCAGTTGCACCCTCAAGCGGTAACACCCCTTCCACTGGTGCCTCTCTCCCTTCTGGCCCTTCTGGAGCGACCAGTCGTCGACTCCAGCACGATCCCTTCTGGATTTCTCACAAATACAGACTTAACCAGTGCCCTCACCAACCTACCAGTGCTTGACTACAACGACAATGATTCTTGGCTATCTATTATGTTGGCCTGTCATCATGCTACCGCTGGCGATGGCCTGGAAGCCTTCCTGGCCTGGTCCCTACAAGATCCAGACTATGCCAGCCAAGAACAGATCATACGGTCCAGGTGGAACAGCGCAACCGTAGATGATACAGGCGCTCCGATGATCACAGTCAGGACCCTGGTACACGAAATTCAAAAACACGGCCCAGCGCCATCATGGCTCAGGATCAAAGCTGGGATGCAGCAGCAAGCAGAAGATCTTTTTGACCCCATATCACAACCTTCACAAGACCTGGCTACCGCCGTAGCCGGCCATCTTCAGGCCATAACTGCGGAACAGGACCCCTTCAGGCTTATACCTACCATGGCTATTACCATTGCGTCCGACAGCGCACTCCTGGAGAGTCACAGAGAGATGCTACTTATGAAGGTGGCGAAAAAGGGAGGGACTTCACTAACAGCCCTCAAGAAGGATATACGGGCCCTTCTGAAGGCGCCTAAAAACAAAGCTCCGGCAGCCCTTCTGCCTACATCCCCACCCAGCGCCCCTGGTGGAATAGTGGATTTTGTACAGCCTACAGATGAGAGCCAGCTTGATCTCCGTATAGCCAGTGCCCTTCTGGATCGTGTAGCCCATGATTGTGACAACATCTATCCTATAGTAGCGGCAGGGGAGTGGTGGCTGTGGGACGGCAAGCACTGGAGCAAACGTACTTCAGACCAGGACCTCAAGCGCCTATGTATCAGCACCATACAACTGATGGGTGTTATAGTTAAATCCACTAATGTCCAGAGTATCACCGATCTGGCCAGGTTCCAGATTGAGACCTCATATGATAATCTTCTAGGCGACACCTCAAAAACCAGGGTGTTCTGCCAGAACGTAGTACTTACATTCAACACCGAGTCTAATGCCTGGGAGCAGTCACCGCATAGCCCAGCTAATCATAACCTGGCGGTAGTCAGCGCGCACTTTGACCCCGCGGCACCTATACCTTCGCGCTGGTTGTCCTTCCTCCATAGAGCCACTACGTCAGACCATGCCCGGCGAACCTTGGCGTGCGCTATTGTTTACGCTGCAGGAGGGATGGACCCGTGGTTGCGAAAAGCGTTTTTCCTCTACGGCCCCACTGGAACAGGTAAGAGTGCTACTCTTGATTTCCTTGAGAATTTCCTTGGTCAAACTAATTGCACTTCACTATCTATTACCCAGCTTGGCTCCAGAAACGGCCCTGCAGAACTGGTTGGCAAGCTGGCTAACATCTCGAATGAGACGTTATCCAAAAGCTCCTTCCAGGATGATATATTTAAATCCTTAGTCAGTGGCGAGTCTCTTCTGGTGGAAAAGAAATATAAAGACCCGTTCCCCTTCAGGAACAAAGCAAAAATGTTTCTGGCTGCCAATGGTTTCCCCCGGGTGAGAGATGAGTCCGAAGCAGTGTGGGACAGGATAGTCCTTCTCTCGTATCCGAACCAGATCCCTGAAAATGAAATGGACCCCTTCCTCCAGGAGAAATTAGCTCTTGAATACCCTGGTATTTTGAACTGGGCGCTAAAAATCTATGCGGAAGAGTACGAAAAGGACCAATGCAGATCTATTATGTTACCTGATGAGCATGGCCTTCGCGACAAAATGATCTGGCGTAGAGTCAACAACCCCGCCCTTGAATGGCTGCGGGAGCGGACTGTAGCGGCAGAACTGGATGACCGTGTAGCCATCGACCAGGCGTACCAGGATTACCGTAGCTGGACTAAACGTGAGGGCCATATGGCTTCCGCCAAAAACCATTTCAGTAGAGTAATCAGCAAAATGTACAGAGATGTAAAAGATGCCGACGGCAAAAAATTATTCGTCGGCGTTAAACTTAAACCACTTGAATTTTTTAACGTGAAGGAGAACTAATGCAATACAGCATAATCTACGCCGATCCACCCTGGAGTTATAAAGATAAAGCTCTCGCCGGAAACAGGGGCGCGTGCTGTAAATATGCTGTGCAAGACAAAGATTGGATAGACAACCTGCCAGTTAGGAGTCTCGCTGCCGATGACTGTGTTCTATTCTTGTGGGTAACAATGCCAAAGTTAAATGAATGTTGGGAGCTAATAGCAAAGTGGGGTTTCACTTATAAAACGGTGGCATTTACTTGGGTAAAGAGGAACAAGAAGGCTTCTAGTTGGTTTTGGGGTATGGGCCGATGGACCAGGGCGAATGCTGAACTCTGTTTAATCGCCACAAGAGGTAAACCAAAACGGCTAGACGCAGGAGTACATTCAGTTATCGACACTGCGATAGAGGGACATTCGAAAAAGCCTGATATAGTGAGGGACCGAATCGTTCAACTACTTGGCGACTTACCTCGGGTAGAGTTATTCGCTCGAAATAAAACTGAAGGGTGGGATGTGTGGGGCAATGAGGTAGACGGTGCAAATATACTAAGCCCTTCAATACCAGATTTTATGAAATAACTCTTGACACCGCAAAGTAAAGGGTATACTCTACTAAGTATAAGCAGGGGATTCGATTCGGACTCCCACAAGTAATAAATTTAAAGGAGAAGAGAATGAAGAAAGAAACCATGGCATTAGCTAAAGCATTTGAGAATCTGATTGTATCTATATGCAACCAGAACACTGTATCCCACGATGTAGTACCTCAGCAAGTAACACCAGCCCCTGTAGCCGTAGCTCCAGCAGTCAACCCTGTACCTGCTAAAGTAGTTAAAGCGGTACCCGCTAAAGTAGCACCAGTGGCACCTGCTCCTGTTGTACCCGAAGCGGTAGCCACTCCCGTGGGACCAGTTACTCATGACGAAGTCCGTACTCACCTCCTGCCTATTATCCAGAGCAACCAGAACGCGATGACTGCTGTTCACGGCGTCCTCACAGGGCAGTTTGGCGTCAACGAGCTGACCTCCCTACCTGTTGCTAGCATCTCGACATTCATGGTTGCTGTAGACGCAGCCCTCGCCGCTATCCCTAAATAAGAGGACTGTGATATGGAACATGCTAAATTAACATCACCCTCTGCTGCTGACAGGTGGTCAGTGTGTACCGCCTCAGCCGAAGTATGCCCGGCATATGAGGACAAGCCTGGTCCTGATGCCTTGAAAGGGTTAGCCGCTCACGCTCTGCTGGAGAAGTCAATCCTCCAGCGTAAGCACCCCAGGCTGATTGACCCTGACCATCCTGCTCTTGACGGCGTATCCCTGGCATATGCTCAAGTCCTGCCAGTGTTGGTAGATCCTGCCTGTTACGTTTATACTGAGACAGTAGTGCAATACTCAGAAGACCTCTGGGGCACTGCTGACGTTATAGTAATAAAGCCTGATGGGTTGATGCTGGTGATTGACTACAAAAACGGAGTCATACCTGTTGAGGCTGACTGCCTTCAACTCCTGATCTACTCCGCAGCAGCTCTCAAGACGATGGCATGGTTGTCACCAGTGCCTATCACCGCTGTTGGTTGCCTCATTATTCAACCCAACGGCCTGTCTGGCCCCAAGGTCAAAGAGCATATGCGTACTGCGGAAGAGGTTGACTGTGAGATGGAGGAGAAGATTCTGCCGGCAGTTGATGTAATCATGAGCGCTGGTGACCCGTCAGTCAAGACCCAACCTGAGTTCGTAGTCAGTGAGAAAGGCTGCAAGTGGTGCCCACATGGTAGAGCAGGTAACTGCGAAGCTCTGGCCGCTACTGCTCTCGACTCTGTTAAGGCCAGGTTCGACGACCTCGGAGCCTTGGTAGTACCTGAAACCAGTAGAGTTGATTCTCTCACTGATGACCAGGTAGCCAAAGTACTTGAGGCCAGACCGCTCTTTAAAAAGTTCCTCGAAGGCGTGGAGAACAGAGCCATGCAGACAGTCAAGTCTGGCGGTAAAGTGCCTGGCTTCAAGATGGTAGCCGGTAGGACAAACAGGTCGTGGAGTCATACTACTGACACCGAGACCCTGGAGTTCCTCACCAAAACGTTAAAATTCAAGAGAAGAGAAGTGGTATCCGATAAGGTGGCAACACCTGCGGTAGTAGAAAAAATGATTAACAGCTTGAAACGAAACAAGGACGCCAAGCTGGACTTGTTCAAGGATGCTGTAGAGAATAAAGAAGGCAAACTGACTTTAGTTTCCGCAGATTCAAAGAAAAAAGAAATCGTAATGTTCCAAGAAATCCCAGCGATAGACGCCGGGTCAGTACTGGGCTAAGGAGAAAGAAATGGGAAAGCTATTTAATTTGGAAAGTGTAACAATCAACTGGCCCCAAGTTTTTTCAGCCAAAGGTAGCAAGAAGTTCCCCACTAACCCTGCGAAGTTCTCAGCGTCTTGCTTGATTGAGGCGGGGTCAGCCAACCACCATGCCTTGGTTAACGCCATGAACGAGGTAGCCACTGAGAGTTTCCCTGATGGTGCCTGTCAGTTCCCTACCCTCGCACCGTCTGCTGACGGTAAATACGTGGAAGTGAGAGCCTCCGCTAATGCTGACAGCCCTCCAGGTGTTCTGGATGGCAGCAAGAACGAGATCCTCAACCCAGGTGAGATCTACTCCGGGGTAGTCTGTAACGTGGCTCTCGACGTCTTCGCTTCTACAAACTACGGCAGGGTATGTATAGGGCTACTCGGAGTTCAGAAGGTAAAAGACGGTCCTCGTATGGACAACAGGCCGGATACCTCTGAGCTGTTCCAACCCATCAATGTAGTCAATAACCTCCAACCCGGCGCCCCAACTGTCGGAAAACTTTTAGGTTAATGCTATGAAACTAACCCTCGACTTTGAAACGTACAGTGACCTGGACATATCCTCAGTCGGGGGTTATCGGTACGCCATGCACCCCAGCGCCAAGGCTCTTATGCTGAGTTGGAAGATAGACGATGGGCCTACACAGATATGGGACATAGCTGGAGGGACGAGTCCTCCAGCGGTACAGAGGGAGTCGGTATTCGACAGTACTCCAAGGGTTCTACGGAACGCCCTCTACAACCCTGAATGTACTATCCATGCGTTCAATGCGAACTTCGAGAGGCTAGTATTCAAGTACGCACTGAACATAGGTCTGCCGACCTCCCGCTTCAGATGCTCGATGGTCAGAGCGTATAGCCTGTCCTTCTCTGGTGGCCTGGACGATGTACTGGCTCAGTTCTTACCACACCTGAAGAAAGACCCCAGAGGCAAGAAGCTGATGAATAAGTTCTCCAAACCCCAACCAAAGAACCAGATAGTACAGCATTGGGATCACAAGAACGCCCCGGAAGAATGGGAAGAGTACAAACAGTACTGTATACAAGATACCGAGGTGGAGTATGCGCTCTCAACAGCACTGGAGGCCTACCCTTACCTTGAAAGTGAACAAGAGCTATATGTCCTCGACCAAGAGATAAATGACAGAGGAGTGCCCCTTGACCGTGACCTCATAGAAGCCGCAATCAAGATCAGCACCAAGGAAAAAGCTCGATTGAAGACTTACCTGCAAGAGAGAACCGGCCTCGCTAATCCAAACAGCAACAGCCAGATGCTCCCTTGGCTCAATTGGCAGTGGGTGTTCATGCAGAACATGCAGAAGGACACCGTAACAGAGACCCTGGAAAGAGATGACCTTATCCCTCTGGTGAGAGATGTTCTGATGCATAAGCAGCAACTGGCTAAGACCTCGGTCACTAAGTACAACGCTTTTGCCAAGTGTATCTGTGACGATGACCGGGTACGAGGGATGTTCTCATTCGCCGGAGCGCAACGAACCAACCGCTGGGCAGGCAGGATAGTACAGTTACATAACCTCGCCCGTGGCGGAGCAGTAACCAAAGACCCTGGCACCTTGGCAGATGTAATGGTAGCTGGTGGACACGAAGCCATTCAAAACCTATATGGTGCCCCGATGATCGCCTTGAGCGATGCCATCAGATGCACCATAACCTCGGAGACTTAGTATGCTTAATATAACTGACCTCTCCTCCATAGAGTCCCGTGTACTGGGCTGGGTATCGGACTGCAAAGGCATAAACGGTGCCTTTGCTACTGGTAAGGATACCTACAAGATATTTGCATCGAAATTCTACAACACTCCATACGACCTTATCACCAAGGAGCAGAGAAACTTCAGTAAACCACCAGTTTTGGGGTGTGGTTTCGGACTTGCCGCTCAGGGGCTGATGGCCTATGCAGAAGGTATGGGCACCACTATAGGTAAGAAAGATGCAGAAACTGCAGTCAACCTGTTCCGGGTAGTATTGTACCCTGAAGTACCTGAGTTCTGGAGCTGGTGCAAGTCTGCAGTATTCCACGTAACGCAAACAGGCGGTAAGATGGATGGGCCTCACGGCTTGTACGTTCATGCCAAAGGGGAGTTCCTGTTCATCCATCTACCAAGTGGGCGACAGATAGCATACCACAAGCCAGCTATCAGGGACCTACCACCACCATGGGATAAAGAGACGACTATACCTCAGTTCACCTTCATGGGCAGGGATAAGTTCTCTCACAAGTGGACAAGGATCTCTGCATCTCCTGGTCACGTCTGTGAAAATATTATCCAGGCACTGGCTAGAGATATACTAGGAGTATGGATGATAAGAGCTGCCAAGGCAGGGCACAGCATCATACTCCACGTCCATGATGAGATATGTGTAGAAGACGACCACGATGTAGTAGAAGAACTTAATGCCTTGATACGTGTGCCTATAGAGTGGGCGCCGGGGCTGCTCCTCGATGCTGAGGGGTTCACTGCTAAACGATACCGAAAGGGGTAACAGTATGGGCGGAGTCTATGCAGACCACAGGATCGACAACATGATTATGGCCAACGGAACGACCCGGTGCTGGGACCGCCGTGGCATCTACGATGTACCAACTGTCCCGGAAGCAGTCAGACCACCGATGGCCTGTAGACTGTGGCAGGTAGAGACCAGCGAGACCTCATTCAGCCACCGAACCAGGGTCAACACCATAGACGAGATGGTAAAAAAGATACTCAACACAAAGGAAAAGTCATGACAAGTAACTTTATCTGGCTGATGATAGCCATTTACTTCGAGGCCAGGAACCAGCCACTGGATGTACAGGTCTTGATAGGGCACTCAGTGATGACCCGAACGTTGAAGAGAGAGATCTCGGTTAAGCAGGTCTGTGCTGAGAAGGGGCAGTTCCCCTGGTACAAAAAACTCAAGAACGGCAAACTGATTATAGACGATGTGGCATCTCTAATCAGGGCCGCAGATGCAGCATTTAAAGTCCAAGCTGAGAGGATGGATGGTATCTACTTTGACGCTGACTTCTTTTACTCGGATGATATATCCCCACCTTACTGGGCCAAAGTGTTTGAGCCTAGAGGCAAGTACGGGGCTTTCTATTTCTTTAAATCGTGAGGAGAACACAATGAATAAAGAATTATTGGCAAGACAAGAAGTAGCACAAGAATTAGCACCAGCAACACAAGCAACACAAGACCAAAGATTTGACCTTATAATCAACACCGCTCGAGATATTAAAGTACACGCTTTCGATCTTAGCAATGAGTTAAGAGTTAAAGTATACCACCTGATAGGTGAGCAAACTACTCCTACTGATAAACCTCCAGAGTCGAACGAACCCTCTGTAGGCCTACAAAGTTGGGTGGACGAGGTGCTGCAAGTACAGGCTAAAACTCTGGAAATACTGGATGACGCCAGGATGAGGATTGACACGTTATAAAGATGCCCCACTCTGACTGGTGACACAGAGAGCGGGGAGTAGGCGGTTTTGGCGAGCCGCCGACAATGGGGGTGAAAACGTTGTGTTAGTAGCCCCCGCACTTTAAAAGGAGAATGATATATGACCATGAAAAAGTTATTGGCCGGCAATGATATGAAATTAGAGTCAATCGCCTTGGCAAACACAGTTTTGTCGGAGAATGATGTTACTCAGAAGGAGAAAATAATTTGTGGATAATCCCAAACAACTACCAACTATCCTCAGTTTTTGCACT